CGGTAGAATACAGCTCCATTTTCCATAATTGCATGAAAGAGTATTGGACGCCCTGTAATCGATGCCAAACCAAAGATAAGACAGTCTTCCACTTCTCCATGGTGTTCCTTAAGGTCATAAAGATATTCCCTCCTTACCTGTGCATACGTGGCAGGAATGTTTGCGTTCAAGTAAGCCATTCAACATAAATTCCTATAGTGCTGCGATTATTAAAATAACAACTACCACACCTGCACCGATACATACTTTTCGGTGATCTTTCCAGATTTGTTTAACTGTTTCCATAGTTCCTCCTAATTTATATTACCCCAGTTGTTCCCAGACTCATAGTCTACCTTATTTGGTACTTCGAGCTCAACTGAAGTTTCCATTATTTGTACTATCTGTTTAGCTTCTTTATCATCTTTTACCGAAATATCCAACTCATCATGTACTTGTACATGTGGAATAATTCCTTCTTTATGCAGATCAATCATAGCTTTTTTGGTCATATCAGCTGCGGATCCCTGTATTAATCTATTTAATGCTTTATATGTATAGGCTCTTCTAATCCCTGGTCCGTGTTCCAAGAGCGCTTGATCATGTGGTAATGCTTTATGAATTCCAAATTGATTTGGTTCCCATAAATGAAACCTGCATAATCGTCCAAGTAAAGTTCTTATCTTTCCTGAATCCTGAGCACGTTTCATGACTGCATCCATCAATTGTTTTACAAATGGAACTTTAGCATGATACGTTCTAAACAAATCTTCGGCTTGAAGTTTACTGACTCCAAGTTCCGCTTGTAATTTATTTTTACCCATTCCATAAAATAATCCTAAGTTAATAGTTTTTGCTTGAGTTCTTGGGATGTCCGCCATGTCAGCTACAATTTTATGAAAATCTGCGTCTTCATTTTTATATGCTTCAACAACTTCATCAACTCCATATAAATTTTGTAAAGATGCATAGTGTACAACGAGTCTTGGTTCTTGTTGATTGTAATCAAAACAACCCCACTGACATTTTTCTTCAGGAATAAATAAGGATCTGATCCGTGGTCCAAGTTCCTTGTTTCGTGCAGGAATTTGCTGGAGGTTTGGATTATTCATACTGAATCTTCCGGTCACGGTTCCTCCACCTTCGGATCGAAGTTGATTAATTTCTGCATGAATTCTACCTTTTTGACTATGTTTGAGAATGGTATCGATGAATGTGGTATGAGCTTTATTAATTTCTCGAGCTTTAGCAATACACTTCACTACATTGTGTGGATGATTCGCTAAAAAATTTTTAGTAAAACTGGGTGCTTCAGTTTTAGCCGTTCGATCATAAGGCAATCCTAACTTATCAAATACTTTAGCAATGGATCGAGCAGCCCAGATCTGAACTTCTATCCCCGTACTTACTAACACCTCACCTAACATTTTTTTCTCTTGTTCTACTAACGTTTTCTTTTCGATCGCGGCTTGTTCTTGATTTACACGTACACCAAGAAATCTTATATCAACTAAACAAGGAAACAATTCCATTTCCATTTTGAATATGGATTGAATGTCTTGGTGAATAATTTCTTTTTTTAATTCCTGCCACAACTCCAGAGTGAGTTGGGCGTCACGCTCGGCGTAAGACCCGACGTACATTGCTGGAAGTTTATACATTTCAGCTTTAGGATCGACTCCCCATGATTTTGCTGCTTCATATAAAGCTGCTTCATCTTTTCCTTTTCCTATATAATCTCTTGAAACTCCATTTAAATCATAACGTAATCTATTTTCATTAACTAAACCTGCTGCAATCATAGTGTCTATGATTCTTCCATTAATCTTTAGACCTAATGATCGTAGCCAACAGACATCGTACATGGCATTGTGAAAAATTTTATCGGAAGGAGTTTGTAAAACATCTTTAAGCCATTTTAAAACCATCTTGCGATCCATGTTTCCACCGCCTTCATGCGCAATAGGATAGTAAGCACAGAAATTTTCTGTAGCTACTGACACACCAACAACTTCACCAACTCCTACAACAGAGCCTGAACCCATTCGTATATTTAAATTAGGATCTTTAGTTTCTAAGTCGATTGCAATCTCACAACATTGCGTGAGGTTAGGAAACTCCTCTGGCGGGAGCCACTCTGTTTGTGGCTTGAAGAGAGGCATTTGCATTAGGAATAATCCCTTTCAATAATCATATCAATGTAATGTTTTGCCTTTTCCAAATCTTGTACTTCTCCTTTATGTGCGTGTCTGCAGATATATTTAATAGCATTTCCTTCTGCAAAAAGCAATTTATTATCATTGATAAATTTACTGGGCTGAATTTTCATGTCCTTGTAATGGGATCCACCGATTTGTTTTTTATAAACACTCATATTCTAAATGACTTATAAATATCTTTTGGCCTGATTATATGTAAGTGGTCTTTGGTTCGAGTTGCTCCAACATAGAACAATCGATTCTCGTCATCAGGAAAACGGTCCATACTTTTTTGAGTATTTCTACTTAAATCAGTAAGAAGAACTACATTTGAACATTCTCCTCCCTTGACACCATGAATCGTTGATAATAAAATGCGCGGCTCTTTATTAAGTTGTTCGCCATTAGCTCTCATTTTTCTAATATATTGAATTTGATTTTGCGGAGCGGAATCAAAAGCTTCATACCAAACCTCTTTAGTTTTTAGTCCTTGATTATTATAAGCTTCGGTCATGTTGTAAGATTTATCTTTATCTAAGTATTGAAGATTTTCTTTTTGATAATGATTGGGAGACATATATGATGCTATTCTTTTAATTTGTTCATGATTTAAATCATTGTTTTTACGCCATTTTTCCCAATCGATGATGGCTTCGTGCAAATCTTTTTCGTAACCCTTCTTAAATTTATTACGGTAATACAATCCTTTGGAATATAAAACATTTTCTACTTCATTTAACATGTGACGAGTTCTTGCCAACACAAACCATTTTCCACTACTCATGTCCACATCTTTAAATTCATTATAATAAGAAAGTAAACCACTCTTACTTCTAGGCTCCCATTCTTTATGAAGTCTTGTAGAAATTCTTTTAACAATTCCCATAGCTAAATTATGCACTACTCCTGGTACTCGATAAGATTGTGTGAGATTTAATATTTTTCCTGTTTGAGTAATAAAACTATCTACATCTGCTCCGGCCCATCTAAAAATGGCTTGGTCGTCATCGCCCGCGATATAGTTATCTTCAGTTTTGTCCCAAATGGATTTTGCCATATTCCATTGCAATCGAGATAGGTCCTGAGCTTCATCAATAAATACAACATCAAATTTAGGGGAGACATCTGATTTTGTAAACTCAGAAATCATATCATTGAAATCAATAAGGCCATGAGCTTTTTTATAACTTTCTAATTCACTACTTAAAATTTTTAAATCTTCGACTGAAACTTCTTGAGAATGTTCTTTTAAATTATATTGTTGTTCAGGCGTAATACCTCTTAATCGGGCAAGCTGAATAATTCTTAAATAATCACTGTTGGTGGTGAATAATCCAGTTTGTTCATCGTCCCATTCATTATAATCTACACGTATCCCTGTTTGTTTCCCTACATCGGCATAATGTTTACGCTGCATTACATTTTCTTTTTTAATTCCTAAACGTCTAAAAGCCAATGAGTGTAAAGTTCTAAAATATGGTAAGTCATCTTCGGTTAAATTAAATTTATCCATAGCTCTGTCCCTTGCTTCATAGGCTGCTTTTTGAGTAAATGAGAAATAACCAATACGATTGGGATCGGTTGTTTTTAAATATTTATCTACCTCTTTTAATAAAGTTTCTGTTTTTCCGGTACCTGGAGGTCCTAGTACTATTGTTTTCATCTAAATTTTAATTCCTTTTCCCATTTAGTTTTATTGGTTCTCCATAGTTCGTACTTATGCTGTAATTTATTTGTTTCCCAAAACCAGCTTCTCTGCTTTTTATCAAATTGAATATTTTCTGCTTCTTCTCCTATATAAGAATCTCTATCTACGAACATTCTTTTTTTAGGGTGAAAAATTGTTTCGGTGTTCCCTATATCTTTTCGAGCCCAATACCATTCCCAAAAATATTCTTCACAATTTTCTTTGTATGTTTCGAAAGTAGTGACAGGGCGGTTCTTTTTAAATTTCTTATAGTTTCTTTCAAAGATGCCATCTCTTTTTGCAATATTTAAAAGAGGATTAAATCTTTTAATAAAATAACCTTCTACCTCTTCTCTGTATTGACGATCTATAAAATGTTTGGATTTAAATATTCTAAAGGTAACGTTCATCATATCGAATTGTGTAATCATCTCGGCTTTTTTAGTCTTTAAATGCTTTCTCATTTTGGTAATAAGCTCATTACTTTTTGGGTTAGGGTTTTGATATTTTTGTATGCGCTGATTCCAATCTGCTGTAGTTCCTACATATAAGGAATTTCCTTTATTTTTTTTTGTGGTGAATATAGGCTTAGATTCACATAGGATATAAGCACATGGTATTGTTTTCATAATATGTTTTTTAGTTTAATGAAACGATCTTCGTAAATTTGAAGAATTTTTTTCATATAGCGAATAGGAAAATCATTTTTCATTTTATTAATTTTCCATCTTACAAAAATTATATTCTGTAAAGTGTAAGGCTTGTCCGAATCTAATCTATCGATACTAACATTATTCCAATTTCGTGAGTGCTTTTTTGCATCGGGTGGATTCATCCCTATATGGGTCATTTCTTTTCCTGTAATGGCACAGAATAATCCTCCGTGAAGTTCTTTGTGTGTTTCCCAAAGATTCCAGAATTGTTCCCATGTCACGTAACATTTATAGACTTCTACATTTTCAACACCTTTCCACTGTTTATTAGCCTTAGCTCGATTAGACATTCCGTCATATTTAGCTTTCATAAAATTTTTCTCCTCCATCAATCTTTTTCGACTATTATTCATGTATATTTGTTTTTGTTCTAGAGTTAAACTAGTGTAAGGGCGTTTTTCTTTGGTTCTGTAATATACATTTCCTTTTTTACTTATGGTTCGAACACCTTTTCTCTGAATTTCTTGCCGTTGAATAGTTCCATCTTCAAGAATTTTTACTCGTGTGAAATTTCCTCCATTTAACACATGAGCGGGAGTTGATATGTTTAACTTGTGTTTTTTATGCATTACAGATTTTTCAGTACGTTCAATCCCAAATATTCTAGTAAGTTCCTTGGCGATTTGATGATGTGTACAATTTTGATGTACCAAGTATTTAAGTTTTTCAATATGTTCTTTGCTCCAGGAATGTCTTAGGATCATTTAAAATACTTCCTTTGGTTTAAATTGTTTAGGACGGTATA